GTTGCAAAAGAAATTATTGTTAAGAAACACTACACACATGCATGGACTGCATGTAGATACTCATTGGGTATATTTTACAAAACAGATGAATCAAATGCATTAGGTGATAATGAAAAACTTATCGGATGTTTGGTGTATGGTTTCCCAGTAGGTGCAAGAGCTGCAAATTCAGTTTCAGATTCAATTACAAAAGATAACATTTTAGAATTAACAAGATTGTATTGTGATGATGGTTATGGTTCTAATATTGAATCATATGCATTGGGACAATCATTCAAATGGTTTAGAGAGAATGATAAAGCAATAAAAATCCTAATATCATACGCCGATAACGGACAAGAACATTTGGGGGGTATTTATCAAGCAACGAATTGGATTTATCAAGGAATGAATACTGATATCGCATTGATGCCAAACTACGGAATATCATTATCAAATGACCCTTACAAATGGATACATAGTAGAACTGTGTTTTCAATGTGGGGTAGTGGTAATTTAGAACACCTTAGAAGAGAAATTGGTAAGCAAGGATATAAAGAGTTTTGGAGAAGAGAAGAACCACCAAAACATAGATACATACAGGTATTGGGTGCAGACAAAAAAGAAAAAAGAGAATTACTTAAAACTCTTAAACACGACCCAAAGTCATATCCAAAAGATACAAGAGATTTCAACAAAGAAATCGAACACTACACTACAATTGCACCGGAAACAGAACTTACAACTAAGTTTTGGTAATTTGGATAATTTTTAGTATATTACATATATGAATAAATTTTGGGATAGTAACATAGAAAATACTGCAGAATTTGCTTTTGAAGCAAACAAAGAAAAATTAATATCCAATTTGGATATGTTGTCCGAAATGCCCGTAGAAGAACAAACACTCTACAAAAAATGGCAAGAATTTAATTCGGATTTACATTCATCTATGATGAAATTGCCGTCTTTACAACAACATTACGATAGGATTTGGAAACCAACGGATATCTTTAATAAAGAATTAACTATATCTGAAATCCAAAATATGGAACCATATGTTGAATTGGTTGAAGATGTATCAAAGTGGACTGAAGTTAGAAAGTTAATTTCGTCAATGGAGTTTACAGCAAATCCAGGTCGTAATATTAAAGCATTTGTAAAAGATAGAACAAGTGGTAAAATATTGGGTGTTATCAGTTTGGGTAGTGATGTGGTTTCGGTTAAAGTCAGAGATGAATATATAGGTTGGACAAAAGAAGATAAATTCCAAAAAGGTAAATTAAATTGTATCGCAATGGGTACTTCGATTGTACCTACTCAACCATTGGGTTATAACTTTTTGGGTGGTAAATTGATTGCAGCATTAACAACATCACCTACATTTAGAGATAAGTGGAAAGAACAATATGATGATGTAATGGTGGCAATGCATACAACTGCATTATATGGAGCATCTTCTCAATATAATGGTATTCCTCACATGAAAACTTTGGGTGAATCTGCAGGTAAAATTGGAACTAAACCTGACAATTGGATTTACAAAATATGGCACGATTACATTAAGGAAAAATATCCAGAAAAATACGAAAAGGCTATTAACGCCACAGGTCCGAAGCAAAACATTTTAAATTTAATATTAAAGGAACTTCAAATAAGTCCTACTAAATATCATCACGGATTTCAAAGAGGTATTTATTTTGCACAAATGTATGAAAATGGTAATGATTATCTTTGTAGTAAAATAACAGAAGAAGAATTGATATTAAAACCTAAATTTGCAGAAGGTGATGACTATACTATCCGTTGGTGGAAAGATAAAGCAATCAAACGATATACAAAACTACATGATGAAGGTAGGATAAAACCTGAAACTTTATTTTATATTGATTTGATTGGAATGACTTGGGAAGATTGTAGAAAAAAATATTTAAAAGAAGTAGGAAGATAATATGTATCAAAATATATTTTACGAAAGAGCAAAAAATCTCATACACTTATGGGATGACAAAAGTGGATATCAAACGATGCCTTATAGAAAGTATGCATATAGAAAAGACCCGTATGGCCAGTATCTTTCTATGAATGGTGATAAACTTACCCGTATTTCCAAATGGGAAAAAGAAGATAACGATGAATTATTTGAATCCGATGTACCTGAAACAACAAGAGTATTGGTGGATATATACGATAGTGATATACCATCAGTTGGTCATAGAGTTTTGACATTCGACATTGAGGTTGAAATGATATCAGGACTTCCAAACACAAAAGAAGCACAAAACGAATTAACAGCAATTGCTGCACATGATGGAGCAACAAAACTTTATGATGTATTCGTATTAGATAAAGATAAAAAAGTTAAAAATAATGCCAAAAACTTTAGCAAAGATGGGAGAGAAGTTACTCTTCACATTTTCGATAACGAGAAAAATCTCTTACTTGCTTTCCTTAATTATTACGAGGAAGTTGACCCAACTATTCTTACCGGATGGAATATAGATTTCTTTGATATTCCATATTTGTATAATAGAATTAAAAATGTATGTGGAGAGAGTCATGCAAAAAGATTATCCAGAATTGGACAATGTTTCTTTTCACCTTATAGAGAGAAGTGGTCTTTTGGTGGTGTAAGTATTTTGGATTACATTAACTTATATAAACAATACAATTTCGGTTTAGAAAGTTCATACACATTGAACCACATCGCAACGAAAGAATTGGGTAGAGGTAAGGTTGAGTATGAAGGAAGTTTGGATGACTTATTCGTAAATGATTTAGAAAAGTTTATTGAATATAACATTGTCGACGTGGACTTGGTGGTTTCAATGGATGAGAAATTAAAATTCATTGATTTGTGTAGGGCGATATGTCACGCTGGTTATGTTCCGTATGAAGATTATATGTTTTCATCAAAATGGTTAGAAGGTGCATGTTTGGCATATCTTAAAACTAAAGGTATGGTTGCAACAAACAAACCAAAAGATAGACAAGAAAGAATGCAGGCATTGAGAGATAATAACGAAGAAAAATTCATTGGAGCATATGTGAAAGAACCCATCGTTGGTAAGTATGATTGGATTTATGATTTGGACTTAACATCTCTATATCCATCAATCATTATGACATTAAACATCAGTCCTGAAACCAAATTGGGTAAAATTGAAAATTGGGATGCCGAAAAATATATCAAAGGTGGTGAAACGGATTATAGATTAATTGGAAAAGATGGTGAAATATACGATTACACAAAACAAGAATTAGAAGAAGTTATTAAAGATAGTAATTTGGGTGTTGCAGCAAATGGTGTCCTTTATGTACAAGATAAACCGGGTTTGATTGCGGATATCCTTAACACGTGGTTTCAAAAGAGAGTTGAATATCGTAAGTTGGAAAAGAAATATGGTGAGGAAAAAAATACTGAAATGTATGAGTTCTATGGTAAAAGACAACACGTTCAGAAAATTCTTTTGAATTCAATGTATGGTGTATTGGGTTTACCTGCATTTCGTTTCTATGATGTGGATAACGCAGAAGCAGTAACCTTAACAGGTCAGGTTGTAATTAAGAAAACGGCTGAAATGGCAAATAGAAAATATTGGAAAGAATTAGGAACAACCGATGACTATAATGTTTATATTGATACGGACTCAATTTATATGATGGCAGAACCTTTGGTAAAACATAGATACCCAGAATATAAAACATTTGATGAGGAAAGAATGGCACAAGAGGTGAATACTATTGCAGAAGAAACTCAATCATTCTTAAACTCATTTTACGATTTATTAGCAGAGAGATTTTTCTTTATTCCAAAAGAGAAACATCGTTTTGAAATTAAGAAAGAGTATATCAGTAAAGCGGGATTTTGGGTAGCAAAGAAAAGATATGCACAATGGATGATTTTGAAAAATGGTATTCCGTGTGATAAGTTGGATGTAAAGGGATTGGATGTAGTTCGTTCTTCGTTTCCTAAAGCATTTCAGAAATTTATGTCTACAATGTTAAAGGATATTCTGATGGGTAAAGATAATGAATATATTGATGATACCCTATTGACCTTTAAGAAAAGTTTACCAACACTTCCTGTAAATTTAATTGCAAAAGGTGGAGCTATCAAAGAGTTGAGTAAGTATGATGATGGTAGTTGGAAAACTGGTTCTGCAATTGCAAACTTTGAGAAAGGAACACCCGCACACGTTAAAGCCGGAATAGCATATAACCGATTATTAAAGTTTTTCAATTGTCCGTATAAACACGAACCAATTAGAGATGGTGATAAAGTTAAGTGGGTATATCTTAAAAACAACCCATTGGGTTTAGAAACACTTGCATTCAAAGATTACAATGACCCAAAAGAAATTATGGATTTTGTAGAACAATACATTGATAGAGATAAAATATTTGAAGCAGAATTGGAAAACAAATTAGATGATTTTTATAACGCATTAAAGTGGGAAAAAGCAACGGTAGAAACAAAAACGGCAAAGAAATTCTTTGCATTCTAAAAAATTATTCGTATATTAGTAAAATATAAAACATAAAACATGAACAAAAACAATTTATTAAAATTCATTCAAAAGTATTCATTAGGTGGACTTATTGAATCAGTAGCATGGAATGCAGAAGGAACAAAGTTATCAGTTAGATTTATTTCAGATGACAAAACATTATTAGGTGAAGTTGAGTATAATGCATATACATCAACACCAATGAATGTGGGTATCTACACAACATCATTATTGAAAAATATGATTGGTGTATTGGATAACGATTTAACATTGAAAGTTGATAAAGCGGGTGAAAAATCGGTATCATTGAAGTTATCTTCTGACGAAACTGAAACATCTTATCAATTAGCGGATTTAGGAGTTATTCCTCCAGTTCCAGATTTAAAAGCTTTACCTGATTTCGGTATTTCAATTGATATGGCATCTAATATGATTGACAAATTTATCAAAGCAAAAGGTGCATTGAGTGATGTAGATACTTTCACAATCTTTACTGAAGGTGGTGATTTGAAGATGGCAATTGGTTATTCTTCTATCTCTACAAACCGAGTTACATTTACTGCACAAAAAGATTACGCAGAAACAGTAAAACCAATTTCATTTTCAGCAAAGTATTTGAAAGAAATCTTAACGGCAAACAAAGAAGCAACATCGGCAAAATTAAAAGTTTCAACTGACGGATTATCAAATGTTGAATTCCAAATTGATGATTTTGTATGTAAATATTATTTAGTAGAAATTTCAAATTAATAAAATGAGTGAACAATTAGAATTATTCCCACAAGAGGAATTACAACAAGTATCGGAAATTGAACAATTACCAACAATCCAAGATGCAGAATGGTGTTTTCAATTCTTTAATAATGAACCAATCGTTTTTGCATGGCAAGAACAAGGAATAGAACCATCTCCATTAGTATTACAAATCCAACCAAAAGATGGTGAAGGATTAAATTTCCAACAAAATGGAATGACTTTTAGAATTTTTCCAAGACCAATTAGTGAAGAAACAAAAAAAGAAAGAGAAAATGCAAGTAAAAATAAAGAAACTAAATAAAGATGCAATAATTCCAAAATACGCAACACAAAATGATGCAGGATTGGATTTAGTTGCAACATCAATTATTGAACATACACCCACAAAAATTACATATGGATTGGGTGTTGCATTAGAAATACCTGAAGGATTTGTAGGATTAATTTTCCCACGTTCGTCGGTTAGAAATACCGATTTACAATTGAGTAATTCAGTTGGTGTAATTGATAGTGGGTATAGAGGTGAATTACAAGCTACATTCCGTAAGACATTGGGTGTGGAATCAAAGGTATATGAAATTGGTGATAGAATTGCACAAATTATTATCATACCATATCCACCAATAGAATTTCAAGAAGTAGAAGAATTATCTAACACCGAAAGAGGCGAAGGCGGTTTCGGTTCAACTGGAAAATAATATGAGTTTTTTCGCAAACGAAAACAATAAAAAAGAACATAGCTTGTGGGTGGAGAAATACCGCCCACAAACTCTTGCTGACTATGTTGGTAATGAAACAATTAAAGAAACAATTCAGCAGTATTTAGATGCAAATGATATTCCACATTTATTGTTGTATGGAAAAGCGGGTACGGGTAAAACGACACTTGCTAAACTAATCGTAAACACAATTAAATGTGACTTTATGATTATCAATGCATCGGATGAAAACAATGTGGACACGGTAAGAACAAAAGTTAAGAATTTTGCATCATCGGTTGGTTTTGCAGGTTTCAAAGTAATCATACTAGATGAGTTTGATTATATGACACCGGGAGCACAAGCGATTTTGAGAAACTTAATGGAAACATTCAGTAAGCATTGTCGTTTCATCTTAACCTGTAATTACATTGAGAAGATTATTGACCCTATTCAAAGTAGATGTCAGTCTTTTGCAATTACCCCTCCGACTAAAAAGGATGTAGCAATTCAGGTAGCAAAGATATTAGATGCTGAAAAGATTAAGTATGAACCAAAGAATATGGCTGATGTGATTAATTCATATTACCCAGATATTAGAAGGATACTTAATACTTGTCAATTACAATCGGCAAAAGGTGAACTGAAGGTAGACCACAAAGTAATGGTTGAAGCAAACTTTGCAAATAAACTTATTGACTTATTGAAAGAAAATGACGATAAGAGAAATATGTTTATGAAGATTAGACAGGCAGTAGCAGACAACAAATTAAACGATTACTCAGAAATGTATACAATGTTATACGACAAAGTAGATGAGTATGCAAGTGGAAATGTAGCAAATACAATTTTGACTATTGCAGATGGTCTTTCAAAAGATGCATTGGTAGTAGATAAAGAAATCGTATTTATGAGTACAATTATTCAAATTTTAAACATAATAAAATAATGGAACAACAAATGAACCAATTACCGCCGAATTTTAATTTAAATGACGCGAGAGACATGGATTGTGAATGTGGTGGAAAGATTTTCTTACCAGGTTATAGATTCAAAAAAATTAGTAGATTATTAACAGGTGCACCAAAAGATTCAGTTATGCCAATTGAATTGTATGTATGTGCAAGTTGTGGAAAACCTTTACAAGAATTATTACCACAAGAATTACAAGAATCAAAAATTATTGAATAATGGCAGTTAAAAAGTTATTTGACCACATCAATGCAATAACTTCTGAACAAGACCCGAAATATTTTGATAAACTTTCAGAAGAAGATTTGAAATCATGGAGTAATTTTATGATTAATCGTTTTCTTTCTATGAAACCTGAATGGGTTGAACTGATTGCAACTTTACTTCCTTTGACTCAAACTTTAGAGCCAAAGGAAATGTATAAGTTGTATATTAGTGTTATACCAAAAGGAAAATATTATTTAAAATATATCAAAGGTAAATCGGAAGATAAATACGAACAATTTATCATAGATTTAATTAAAAAAGAATATGATTGTTCCGAATCACATGCAATAGATTATTTAGAAGTACTGTATGCAAGTAGAGAGGGTAGAGAATATATGAAGTATGTATGTGAAAAATATGGTATAGATAAAAAACAAATAACAAAATTGAAACTAAAAATATAATATTTATATAAAAAGAATATGAATACAAATTTTAGTGACGCAAAAGAACATTTTATAAAACATGGTTATTGCCAGTTTTCTTTAAAAGATTTTGATGTAAATTTTTATAACATTTTGGATAAATTTTTATCATGTGATGGTGATGATAATTTAAAAGAAATGTTTTATACTTTTAGATTTGATGCATTTAATAAAAATACAAGATATATGAGCCCGATTCGTTCATTTGATGATGCAAAACAAAATGCATTGGAGTTACTCAATGAATGTGAAGACCATTCCAAAATATCTCAACTTTGGTATTTTCAAAATGATTTGGATTATGTTCAATCATTTGTTGAAAATAAAAAACCAGATTTTAAAAATTTCAAAATAAAAGATGAAATTGTAAAAACTACAAATGATATTTTAAAATATTTTTATGAAGATATTTCAAATGATATCATACATGATGAATTACAATTAAGTTTTTATGATGTAGACAATGTATTCACACCACATTCAGATGGTATGACTGTAAACCTATGTTCTATTTTAATTTATTTGAATAAAAATTACGATAAAAATAATGGTGGTTTATTGTTATTGAATGGTGAAGAAGTTATTCCTGAATTAGGTATGGTTGCTTTGATGGATTTGTCAAAACACGATGTAAATCATGGTGTGACGAAAGTAGTATCTGAACCTGGAAGATATGCAATTTTCAATTTTCCAAAATTAAAAAGTTAAATATAAATTTGGTAAATCCAAATAAATTGTCTATATTAGATATAATATGGCAAGAGTATCATTTTCACAATATAGTATGTGGCATAGTTGTCCACATCAATACAAATTAGCATACATAGATAAGTTAGGAGAAAATTCTTCTAATATACATTCAATCTTTGGAACTGCAATGCATGAAACACTCCAAAACTATTTGGAGAAGTGTTTAAGAATATCAAAGTCACAAGCTGACAAAATGATTGACTTAAAAGAATACCTAAAAGAAAGGATGAGAGATGCATATCTTAAAGAAACCGAAGGTGAAATAGGCAATACTACAATCTGCACGAAAGAAGAAATGATAGAGTTTTTAGAAGATGGAAATGTCTTATTAGATTGGTTTCAAAAACCCAAAAACTTTAACAAATTCTTTTCGTTAAAACACGATGAGTTAGTTGCAATTGAACAACCTATAAACACTAAGATTACTGAGAATGTAAATTTTATGGGTTTCATAGATTTAATTATCAGAGATACATTTACTGGCAAATATAGAATTATTGACTTTAAAACTTCTACAAGAGGTTGGTCTAAATATCAAAAATCAGACCCAGTTAAAAACTCACAAATCCTTTTATACAAAAAATTCTATGCGGAATTATTAAGTATTTCCGAAGATATGATTGATGTTGAATTTATCATATTGAAAAGAAAGGTAGAGGTAAGAGAAGACATTCCAACACATAGAATGAGTAAACATATACCTGCAAATGGTAAAGTGTCCATAAATAAGGCCTGGAAGGGTTTTACGGAGTTTGTAGAGAGTGTCTTTGACAAAGATGGTAATTATAGAACGGATGTTGAATTTCCAAAGAATGCAACAAAACTATGTGAGTGGTGTGAGTTTCATCAAAGAGGAATATGTGATAGAGGATTAAAAAATTTAGATTAAACAATATATATTTTAAAAGTTATGGCAAAAAAGAAGATTCTGTTATTATCAGATGATTTACGAATGGCAAGTGGTATTGCCAATGTCTCCAAACAATTAGTATTAGGAACGGTTGATAAGTATGATTGGGTTCAATTAGGAGCTGCAATCAAACATCCTGAAGCTGGAAGAGTTTTGGATTTAAATGATGATGTTAGAAAACAAACGGGTGTTGCAGATGCAAGTGTAAAAATATATCCATTTGATGGGTATGGTAATCCAGATGTAATTAGACAATTATTGATGGTTGAAAAACCAGATGCAATCTTACACTTTACCGACCCGAGATATTGGATATGGTTATATGAGATGGAGCATGAAGTTAGACAATCGGTTCCTTTATTCTTTTATCATATTTGGGATGATTTACCAGACCCAAAATACAATAGAGATTATTATGAATCTTGTGATTGGTTAGGATGTATTTCTAAACAAACTTATGGTATTGTTAAAAGAGTTGGTAATTGGGATAGAGAAAAACATTGGAATAAATTGGAAGATTGGCAAGTAAGTTATGTACCACATGGTATCAATTCCGAATTGTATAAACCAGTTGATGTTCCAGAAGATTTTAAGAAAAGTATATTTGGTGATAAAGAATATGAATTTGTTCTTTATTGGAATAACAGAAACATTCGTAGAAAACAACCAATTGATGTAATCCTTGCATTTGATAAATTCGTAGAAGCACTTGCACCGGAACATAGAGATAAAGTTTGTTTATTGATGCATACTAATCCAGTTGAAGAACATGGAACGGATTTACCAAGAACAATTGTAGAATGTTGTTCATCGGAAACAAATGTAGTATTTGCTTCAAATAGATATTCTGAAAAAGAGTTGAATTATCTTTATAATTTGGGAGATGTAACAATTAATGTTGCATCTAACGAAGGGTTTGGATTGGCAACTGCAGAATCAGTAATGGCTGGAACTCCAATTATTGTAAATGTTACAGGTGGTTTACAAGACCAATGTGGATTTAGAGAAAGAGGTACGGGTAAATTATTAACCGCAGAAGATTATGTAGAGATTGGTTCATTACATGATAGACACAAAAAAGCGGGTGTAGTTTGGGGTGATTGGGTTAAACCAATTTGGCCAGTTCGTTCAACAACGGGTTCAGTTCCTACTCCATATATTTTTGATGATAGAATTGATTTTGAAGATATCACTCCTTTAATTATGGATTGGTATAAAACACCAAAAGAAGATAGAGAGGCTGCCGGATTAAAAGGTAGAAAACATTTCTTAGGAGAAGGTAAATTAAGTAGAGAAGCAATGTGTCAATCATTAGTAGATGGTATGGAAGGTGCATTCGAAAATTGGAAACCAAAACAAAAATTTAAAGTTATAGAATTATAAGTATGAAACCAACATTAGTATTTCAAGGACCAGTAGCAACAAGAAGTGGGTATGGTGACCACGCTAGAGATTTATTACATTCTCTATATAAATTAGACAAATTCGAAATTAAAGTAATTAGTACTCGTTGGGGACAAACTCCAATGGATGCATTAAATTATGAAAAACCATTCCATAAGTGGATTGTAGATAGTATCATTCCAAATATTCAACAAAAACCTGACATTTATATTCAGGTAACTGTCCCAAATGAATTTCAACCATTAGGATTTTACAACATAGGAATTACCGCTGCAATTGAAACAACACATTCACCATTAGATTGGGTACATGGTTGTAATAGAATGGATTTAATTATTGTTCCATCTGAACATTCAAAGAAAAGTTTAGTTGATAGTGTCTATAACGAAGCAAATCAACAAGGGCAATTAATTGCACAACACAAAATACAAAAACCTGTCGAAGTTCTTTTTGAAGGATTTGATGAAAATGACTTTGGAACGGATGAAGTTGCATATGTGGAACAATTAGACCAAATTAAAGAAGATTTTGCATTCTTATTCGTAGGACATTGGTTAAGAGGTGATTTGGGTGAAGATAGAAAAAATGTAGGAATGATGATTAAAACATTTGCAATGGCCTTCAAAAATGAAAAGGTTAAACCTGCATTGGTTTTAAAAACCAGTTCTGCTGGATTTAGTATAATGGATAGAGAAAACACTATTAAGAAAATAAAATCAGCTTTAGGACCAGATTATGGTAAAGTTCCAGTTTATTTAATACATGGTGATTTGACTCCATCACAAATGAATGGTTTATACGAACACCCAAAAGTAAAGGCAATGTTGAACTTCACAAAAGGTGAAGGATTTGGGAGACCATTGTTAGAATTCAGTTTGACAGGAAAACCAATCATAGTGAGTGGTTGGAGTGGTCATTTGGATTTCTTAAAAAGTGGTGCAGTATTATTGGAAGGTGAATTGAAACCAGTACACGAATCAGCTGCAGACCAATTCTTATTAAAAGAAGCACAATGGTTTAATGTAAATGTTTCAAAGGCATTACCGATAATTAAAGATGTTTATAAAAACTACGATAAATATAAAGTTGAATCATATCAATTGGGTAAACAAAACAAACAAAATTTTAGTTTAGAAAAAATGACTAAATTGTTTGATACCATTTTAAATCACTATGGTATTTATACTAAAGTACAACCTAAGTTTCAACAATTACAATTACCAAAATTGAAAATGTTAAATAAATAATGGCAAATTATAATCCAATATATCGTAAGTTTATAGATGAAAGAAACTATATAAACGCAAGTAAAATTACCAGAGGTAAATTCTATTTAATTAAAGAATACGAATATGTGGATGGAACTAAAGGTAAATATACCGAAACAAATGCACCTATAATTTATACACTATTCGCATCGGTTGCAAAAGATATAGTTCATGCAGTTAAAGTATCAAATGTAAACCCTCAAATTATAAAAAGATTTTTTGGAAAATTTGTAAACGAAGAAACCGAATTATTGGAAATGAAAGGTGGTTCTAAAAAATTTTATGAGCAAGTAGTTTCTAAAGTTCCAGTTGTTTCAAATAATTCTTATAGAACTTATAAAATAAGTGGATTTGGTAAAGTTATAGAATTAACAATGGATGTAAATGAATTGACACCAAAAAATAAAAATGTAATCGGAATAGACAAAAAATCACAAAAACAAAATAAATAGTTATGACATCAAAGGAGTTTACAATTTGGTTGAAAGGGTTTATTACAGCATGTAACGAATACTCACCAACCCCAAAACAATGGGATATAATTAAAGAAGAATTGGAAAAAGTAAAAGATGATACAACTTTATCACCATTTCCTTTTGGAACACCAAATACGGCACCAATAATGCCACTTCCACATTATCCAAATCCGTTAGACAATCCATATCGTATAACTTGTAGCAGTGGTTCATTTGGAACAATTACAACAACACCTGGAACTGGTTATATTACAACATACAATCCAATAACATTTACAGCATCATCAAGAACATCACTCCCATCCGGTAGTAATATTACTTATACAAATGGTGGAAACGGATTAAAAGATTAAAAATGAAATTAAGTTACGCAATAACGGCTTGTAATGAAGTCGAAGAAACAATTAGATTGGTAGGACAATTATTAAATTACAAAGGAGAAAATTCGGAAATAGTAGTTCTTTTAGATACACCAAAAGCTCCTGCAGAATTGGTAGAATATTTGGAATTA